CCCGTGAGGGGGCCCGGCGCAGTGCAGTATGCTTACTATTCCCTCAGTATCCACTCCCTATCGGGGGGTTGGTACGAAGGGGAAGCATTGGGAGAATTAACTCCCTAGACCAGAAGGAGCTCTGCTGTGGTTGCCTGTTAGGAGACGGGACCTACCCTTCCCTGGGTGGGGCCCAACGCGTTATAAGGATTCCTTCCGTCAGAGGGGTACTATTACCTCTGATACAAGAAGGCCTCCTGTAGACGCGTCTCCGTCTGTGTCACACCTTCAAGGTGTACAGACGACCACATCGGAAAACCATGCCGAATGGAAGAGAAATTTTATTTCTCCTCCAGGCGACATCGGTGGGGACTTTACTAGCCAGAAGAGATATTGTGCGTGCCCATCTATTGGGAACGTCCATATCGATACTGGTTGGCTGCCTTACGACGTTGGGATTGAGCGTCGGACCATTTCTGATGGTCCGTGCTTTAATCCCTCTGCTCGTAGTGCAACAACAATGCCCTGGCCTCCTTACGCTATGTCCTCTGACACGGGATTAAATGCGTATGGGGCCACTGCTATTGCTAGGTGTGCCCCCGGGCGTCCTACTGTAAATCTAGCGGCAGCGCTGCTAGAAGCCTACCATGATGGTCTCCCTAAGCTTCTTGGAAAAGAAGCTTGGGAGAAGAAGACTCAGTTGGCTCGGGATCTGAAAAGGTCCAGAGTCAAGCGTACTAGTAAAACGTACGGTTCTGAGTTTCTCAATTACCAATTTGGTTGGCTCCCCTTGGTCAGCGACGTTACGGATTTTGTCCGTACCGTTGCTCACCTCAAAGAACTTTTACTTCAGTTCGAGAGGGATAATGGCCAAGTGGTTCGTAGGAGGTACCGGTTTCCGACAGAGCACTCGATAACTGAGACCGTCATCGCCAGCAATCATTCTGGTCCCGATTTTGGGACCAATGCTGCTGGTCGATTGCTCGATCTCAGCTCGAGTACGAAGGGATGGACCATTCGCCGTCGCGAGACGACGATCGACCGCTGGTTCTCAGGTGCGTTCGTTTATCACCTGCCAATTACTTTCTTTGGCAGGTTGAATAGCGAGTTCGCCTCAAAGTTCCAGCAGTACGAATCAATGTTTGGGCTTGAGTTGAGCCCGGATGTGATATGGGAAATCGCTCCGTGGAGTTGGGCCGTTGATTGGTTCTCTAATCTGGGCGATGTTATACACAACGCACAGACTTGGGCCAACGATGGCTTGGTTTTGAAGTATGGGTATATCATGGAACACTCTGTGGTCCGTGACATCTATACTTACGCCGGTCCCACCAATGTTTTTGGTGGATCTACCGCGCGTCCCGCTGACATAATCCTGACCTCTGAGGCCAAGTTACGTCGGAGGGCTAACCCCTTTGGGTTCGGGCTTACGATGGGAAACCTTTCCTATCTACAGAAGTCCATCCTCGCCGCAATCGGTCTTACTAGATTGCGATGAGGCGGCATACTGTGATGCACCAAACGCCAATTGGGGTCCGAGAACCGGACCCTAGGAGTGATGCCTATGGCACTGACCGATCCCCAGTCCATTACGATTAGTGGGACGACAACTCCCCTGCCGCGAACTTTCGCGTCAGGTGACGAGTCGGCCTACACATCCGCTGATGGGCTGATCAAGTTGTCGATTAGCCACAACCTTGTCAAACAAGGTAGGGCTCGTCGGCTCTTGAGGATCGACCATTCGAAGCTCACTTCGGATCCGTTTAAGCCGTCGGAGAACGTCAAAGTTAACATGGCAAACTATGTCGTGTTCGACGTTCCGCCGGCTGGCTATACGAATACCGAAGTCTTGGCAGTTTACACGGGTTTCAAAACCCTGTTTACTGCGGGCACCGATGCGATCATTACCAAACTTCTTGGTGGTGAGTCGTAGCGAGGCGGACGGCAAGGCTGAAGGGGAGTCTGAAAAGACCTCCGTTAAGCTTATTGCCCGGCCGCGCAGGGACGACATGGAATTCAATGAGCTCGACGTTAGATTAAGGATTAGCTATAAAACGCTTGTCCTTATCTTCGTTTTGTTCGATGTTTTCCATAAAGTCGCCAACGTGCTAGTCGATTCTAATTCCTTTGAAAATTTCTTTCCTTGGAATTAGTCGCTGGTGCGTAGCTGAGCTTCGCGAGAAGTTCACTCCGTGGTGACTAGTATCCCTTCCTGCACTTTAGCATCCGGATAAGATCCGAGTATGCTATTTTGCGGGTTGGGCGAACTTAGATCTCGTATCTGAGTTCAACTAGTAGTTGGTGACATAGGCTATGGATCTGTTAACCTTCTCATGAGAGGAGGGACAGTGAAAAGCCTGATGTCACTCTGGTCCAGACTAGCTGAGGAATCAGCTAGTCAGTGTAGCACTAGCGCCCGTGAGGACATTAATACCGTCCTCATGCGTGTCGAACACGAGGGGTTGTCGTTTTTAACGATTACCCTACCTGATTATGGAAAGGCCATCCGAAAATGGCTTGACCAGGGTCAGGTGACTATCCACTCCTCTTTCCGTAAGGAGAGAGGAGGAGAGCTCCCCCTATTTCTAGGAGGTTTTCTCAGTCGTGTGTTCGATCGGAATAGTGGCGTGTTGCTCGATGATCCTTGCATCGACTCGATTCGTGCTCTACAGCAACTCACGTTGCTGTTTAGCAAGATTCAGCTTGCGTGCTCCCCAGCACGCTTGCGTCGAGCCGTTGTAAAATACATCGAGTGTGAGCAGGAAATCCGAGGATTCGATTCCTCTCTTTCTAAGAGGGATCTCCATGAATTTGTGGAGATGTCGAATCTGCTCTATGGGCCGCTTTTTACCAAGGTAGATCGAGAGATCTACTACGGTAAAGCTATCCCCAAGCATGGACCAGGATCGACCGCGGACGGTTTGAGTGGGAACTCAAAATTCCGTCAGCGGTTCTGGACCACTCGTCTCGAACAAGCCGGCCTCTCAGCCGGTGAGAATCTCCTTCCTAATATGAGGTATTATTCTCAGTTGGAAGGGGTTGATTTCCTCGAACCTGGTTCCGAGGTGCCTGTTAAGGTTACCTTGGTTCCTAAGACGTTGAAAACTCCTCGAGTTATTGCTATGGAGCCTACCTGCATGCAGTATATGCAGCAGGCTGTGCTCCGTAGTTTTCTCGAGCACTTCTATCAGGATGACTTCCTGACGAAGGTTATCGGATTTGACGACCAACTCCCTAACCAGGAGCTAGCGCGACAAGGCTCGCTTGATCAGCGAGTCGCAACACTCGATTTGAGTGATGCTTCCGATAGAGTTTCCAATCAGCTCGTTAGGGCCATGTTTCGTCGGTGGCCTCATCTCCATGAGGCCGTCGATTCTACTAGGTCTAGACGGGCTGTCTTACCTGGGGGTGACGTTATACGTCTCTCCAAGTTTGCGTCTATGGGTTCAGCACTTTGCTTCCCGATAGAAGCGATGGTTTTTACAACATTGATCTTCGTTGGGATTCAGAGATCGCTCAACACAACACTCTCTCGGAAGGACCTAGATATTAGGTTCTCCGATTCGGTGCGTGTCTATGGGGACGATCTAATCGTTCCTGTAGATCAAGTGACCTCCGTCGTTCGTACACTCGAGCATTTTGGTGCCCGAGTGGGGACGAGCAAGTCTTTCTGGACTGGAAAGTACAGAGAGTCCTGTGGCAAGGAGTACTTTAATGGGCACGATATTAGTATTGTTCGTGTCCGGCAAGTCTTCCCTGCACGACGGCAGGACGTTACTGAGGTAGTATCATTGGTCTCTCTTCGTAATCAACTCTACATGAGTGGTTACTGGAAGACTTGTGATTGGCTGGACGGTATACTAAAGGGGTTGTTAAATCACTTCCCCACCGTCTTGCCTACCTCCTCAGTGTTGGGCAGGGTGAGTTTTCTCGGTTATCAAACCGATAAGGTTCACCCAGACCTTCATAGCCCTCTAGTCAAGGGCTATGTAACGAAGGCCAAACCCCCTAGCGATTTGCTAGATGGGACTGCTGCCCTACTCAAGTGTTTGCTTAAGTTGGACATTGATGCTCATACAAGGGATGAAAATCCCTGGCATCAACCCGACACCCAACCATCTCCCGGAATACCATATCCGGATAATGGTGACTACTGGGTACCTCCCAGAGTCTCAAGCAACCACCTGGAACGTTCTGGACGTCCCAAGTCGTCTTACATGAAACTTGGGTGGAGATCACCCTTTTAGAAGAGTGATCGGGCCAGTAACTCTGGCTTGAGGGAGAGTCCTAAGCTCCTATCCAGTGGGTTAACTACCCACCGATAGGTTCTGACCACACGTGTACCCCTCTGTTAGGGGGGACGCAAGTGGCCGGACTTTAGCTATACCGTGAGGTATAGTGGGAG